TTATATTACTAATTGTTTGATTAAATTCTCTACTCTTTTCGGGGTTTGTCTATACCAAAGAGAGCTTTTTAAATTTACTTTAGCTTGTTCATAGTCGTCGTTTTTTATATACCCTAAGGTATTTACAAAGCCCGTCATTTTTTGAATTCCTAGCTGATAAGCCATTTCAGTTATAGCGTCTTTAACATTTTGTGGTTTTTGTTCTAGCCAAGGTAAAACGCCAAATAGGTCCCTTTTAAGCTTTTTAAGTTTTAACTCAAGGATTTTATCAGCTACTTCTTTACTCATAGGCTCTATAAATCCACCATTTAGCTCTAGCTCATCACTACTCAAAGCGCTAACTAAAAAGCCATAGCCGATAGTGTCTTGACCTAAACTATCTTTATACACTCTATCTCTAAATCCCTCATTTAATTTTATGCTATCTTTTAAGCTCATCACGATATCCTTTTATATTTTTTTTAAATTTTACTCTCTTTATGTTCTTTGCCAATATTAAAACTCTCTATGATAACCCATAACGCGGATATAAATTACGCATTTCGTGCGTTCTTTCATCTAAAACTGCTCCCTTGAATTTTATCTCTTAGCATATTTGCGCTCTCTTTGCAGTGCAAATGCATATCGCTTGTTTTAGCCTTGATATCTTTGATATCATCTCTCAAATCGCCGATGAATTTACTTTGAAAATCTAGTTGTTGCCTTAAAATAGCGTTTAGCTCTTTTGTTTGGTCTTTTAAATCTTGCAAAGCTTGTGTCATTTGCTTATTTATCGTTTGATGCTGATAGATGAAATAAATTAAAACTAGTACTAAAAATCCTATAATTCCCATTTTTTCAGCATTTGACGCGAATGCACTTAAAACGCTTAAATCACTCATTTATCTTTTTTACTCCTTTTAGTTTCAGTTCCAACTCTCTTATGTATGTATATAAATCCCAAGCCATTAAAGACGCTTCTTGCTCAGTTTTAGCCGTGCGATTAAAGTCCATTATAGAAAGTTCGGCTATTATAGGCTTAAAATCAATCTTAGGCTTATTTACTGGCGTTGTTATCAGCGTCTCTTTGCTCGTGCAACCTTGCATAAATAGCGTTAATAGCATCAATGCAAGTAGAGTTATTATCGTGGATAATTTTCTCTTTGATAGTTGTAACATAATGCACCTCCTTTTCTTTTTCATTCTTTAAGCTAGATAAAGTTTCAAGCCCTTTAATGTAGTCTTGCTTTAATTCCTCAATGTTATCTCTATAAGCATTGTTAGCTTGTTTTACTAAGCTTAAATTAGTGCTTAGATTTTCATTTTCAAGCGTTAAATCATTGATAACTTTTTGAGTTCCATAGATATAAAGGGCTATTAAAAGCCCAATCCCAGCATAGATATAGTTCATAAGATAACCACCACCATACATAAAATAACGAAGTCTTGCATAATGCCATACCAAAGCTCTTGATGCTCCCAGCCGCCTTTAATGCTTAGAATTCCTTTTTGAAAACTAAATAAATTTTGAGTAATATATCCAATTTCACAAGCAAAAACAAAGCCGATACCAAGAATAATAACTACTATTAAAAATAACATAAAGCTAAATCCTACAAATACCAGCGGTATGAATGTAAGCCCCCACCATAAACAGCCTCTTAAAAATAAAGCTATTCTACAATGCCATAGCCAATTTGTAGGGGAGATAGGGATTATTTTACTTGAGAGCCACCTTATGCCATTGTTTCTGCCGTCGTCGTAATTTGGCTCATAGCTATTTTCTCGTCCCATTGAAAGTGCGCCAACCCAAGCACCCCAACCAAAACTTTCGCCCCCTACATACCCAAGACAAACAGTCAACCCAAGGTACACATTTTGATAAATAATACCAAAAATAAGCCCTAAAATACACCCATTGACCCACGCAAAATATGCGTATGTTCCACGGAGACGATTTAATATTCCCATTTTATCCGCTCCACTTCTTCTAAGCTTGAAGTGCTGTTTATAGCTTGTTCAAGCTCCCATTTTTTAACGTAAAGCTCTTGACTTTTTAAAATAATGGCTAGTTCAATCTTTTTTAATTGTTCTAAATTTAATTTTGTTGTGCTATTATCGTAAAGTCTAAAATCCACTTCTTTTATAAGGTCACTTTCTACCACTTTTATCAGCCCTTGCACGTTAGATAAATGCTGTTTTCCGCAATCAACTACGCCGATATTTTCAATATTTAGCCCGTTTGATAGGTTATTTAATTCGGCTTCAAAAGCGTTCTTTATTGCCGTTTGTTTATTTTTTTTAGCTTCATCAAAAGACGGCTTATTTATATTTGCCAAGATTTCGTCGAATTTTTCTTTAGTTATTTCTTGTAGCTTATTTTCCGTTATAACTTTTTGCGATGGCTCGAAAAAAAGCTCATCGTTATCATTTTTGTAATACATTGTTTATCCTTTTATCTTAATTCTAACCAAACTTTTGGATTGTTAATTTCTAGTTTATAAGTTGAGCCGCTAGGGACAACAAACGACATACTCGTACCTACAGCGCCTGCATTTGAGTTGTATATACCACCGAAATAGACGTTATCAATATAAAAACCATATATTCCATCGGTTACAAACCAATAATCTATTTGGACGATAATAACCCTATCCGTATTATTCGTATAAGTTACGTTCGCATATCTTTGACTACTTACATTTCGCCAAGTCTGTCCTACTCCTAAAGGCGTATTATTTTGCACAGAATTGCTATTGATAAGTTCTTGTAGAGTTGTTTCTGCTGTTACATTTGTATTTTTTATTAAAATATATGTATTTTTATTCTCAGAACAATAGAACTGTGTGCCTAAAGCAACTACGCCTATCGCCGTGTTTAGAGTAGCAAGTATCACATTTGCAGGGGTGGTGATTAAGGGCTTAAACTCTTGCCAATTTGTCTTATTTGTAGGCGGTTCGGTATTATTATCGACTGTGCTCTGATAAAACTTCCCATCCGTATATTTTACAATCGCCCCTATTTGATAGCCAAAAGGCGTTCCGTTCCCACTATCAGATATCCACGCAGGGAATGTTTGCTCTTGCCATTCTTTGGTATTTGCGGTGATAGTATTAAATAGATAGTTCATCTTTGAGCGTTCTATTCTTTGAGCTAGAGGGTCTGTCGCAGGGTCCAACTCATAGTATTGTGTGTATCCTTGTTGAAATGATACCGCCCCGTTTAGCGTCGTATCTGTCGGTATCTCTGTTATATCGCCATTAATCGCGAATGGTTTTTGAATGTATGTAGCCAAATTTTACTCCTTAATTTGCAAAAAATGCATTATGAAAATTATTACCATAGGGTGCAAAGCCAAACTCTCTACCTGTTACCGTAATAGTCCTTACCCCTATAGTCGAGGGGCGCGGGATTAAATCATATCTTGACAATATGAACTGAATATCAGCCGTTAATTGCGTGATAATGATAACTATTTCGTTTGACATATCACCTATATCAATCGCGTAAGCTTTACTTTTGAATATTACGCTTAACGCCTGATTTATTTCAGGTATTGTAGCACGACTTATTATTTGAAAAAATCGAAGTTTTAGAACCATTCTCTTTTGATTTTCATTTAGGATAAAATCTCCGCTTTTTTCAGGGTAGAAATTACTATCAAAAAAGTTTAAGTAGTAATTCCCAAAGCCGAACGTATTACTAGCAGAACGTGGCGGTTCGCTAACTGAAAAACTGATATTTAGTATCTTAGCCCAAACTGTTAAGCCAAAATCGTTCGCCGTATCAAGGTTGAAAACGTCGCGATACCAGTTATCCCAAAAATCGCTTACATTCTCTTTATACCACCTGTTTTTTTGTGATAGTAGGCTTTGAAGTTTCTCAGCATCGTTATACTGCCATAATAGGGCTTGAAGTAAATCTACTGAATAGTTAAAATCTTGAATTTTGTCACTCATAGGATTTCAACTTCAATTAAATTTGCGGTAGTATTAGCCCTCTCATTCAAAGCGATAGGGATAGTGGTTCTCGCGTAACCCTCATCACTTTGTTTTTTGATTTGAATATCTGAGACAAAAAAGCCAGTATTGGCAGCCACGCTTGATGCTATTTCTACAGGTGAGACGTCGTTCCCAACCGTAAAGCCCTCCGTTTTGATAGGATTGTTCGCATATGCTAAAATAGCATTTTTTACGAAATCTTGCGCTGAGCCTGTATAGCTAATAACCTTAACGCTTATTTTTATCTGTATTTGCACTATTTTAGGTCTATCAAATTTAATGGTATATTTTTGTCCGCTTATAGGCTCTAAAATAGAGACTTCCTCAGTTCCATTATACCCAGCCCCTAGCGTTTTATTTTCTAGTAGGGCTTTAGCTATCTCTTCATCTGTCCCACCATCTACACAAACATATATCGAATGAGCTATCATTTCAATGCCGTCTATTGTTTGAGCTATACTTGCGGTATTTTCACGAAATGACAAAGATTTGACGTCTATTATCGAATACAAAGCGCTACAAATAGCCTCTACCGTTGAACGCCCTATTATTGCAAGTTCTAGTTTTCTTTGCTCTCTAGCTTCGATATCGCTTTGCGTTTCAAGCCCTAGCGTTCCAGCACCTGTATTGTTGATAGTTTCCCAGCCTAGCACTTGTGATACTATTGTATTTAAAGCCCCCTCCGTGCAAGGTATAGCCCCTTTTTCCACGCTTAGAAATGTTGCCGTTGTGCTTCCGCTAACCGGTATTAGTGTATCAGAAACAAGCGAAAAGATATTTTCATCATTAGTCTTTGCCTGACTTCCAGCAGGTATTACGGTCCCTGCTACCCCTGTGAGAGTTGCTACAACGCTTGTGCTTGTAGCTTTTGTCCTAGCCCCACCAGTAAGCGACCAGATAGCATCTAAAAACACCCCACTAGCGATATCGGGATTAATTTGATTTGCAACCTCAGCCATAGACTGAGCCGTGTTTGTCCGTGCAATAGTTTCAGCCGTAATTAGAACACCTGCAGGGCTATCGGCTGTCGTTACAAGGTCGCTCCCAAAAGCTTTTTTATACTCTTGCTCTACCTCTTGATATACGCTATCAGTATCAGCAACTACAATACCGCTATTATTTAGAAAATTATAAGCCATTTGTTATCCTCCCAACTCCAAAAGTAGTCTCAATTTTAGCCGTATATGAAAAGGTATTATCATTTGAAAAAGTTTCAAGCTCCAAAATATCAGTAACATTTTCAACGCTTAAAATAGCCCTGCGTATAGCCATTTGAGCTTGAAGAAAATTAGGGTTTCCATTCCAGATTAATTCAAAATTTGGTATTCCTTGTTCTGTGAAAAAAATCATTTCACCTAGCAGAGTGCTCACCTTTGTTTCACATGCTTCAATACACGCTTTTAACTCCGTGCTTATAGCAAGGTTTCCCATACTATCCATATATAAATCATTATTTTTATTTTTTGCTATCACTCTCATTTTTTCCCCTAGTTTATCGGTGGCGTTGTATCTTGCTCCGCATCGCCGTGGCTATCGCTACCTTGAGCGTGTTTATGGTTTTTGTCTATACTTACGCCGTCGTTTTTAACTGTTCCGCCGATGAAATTTGCGTTTGGCGTTTGAAAATCAATCGTATCGGCTTTTATAGTTATTTTCCCTTTTTCCATTGCTATTTTTGTGCTTCCGTCGCAACTTTGTATCACGAGAGCAGAACTATCAGAGATATTAATACCCACAGGATTGATGATATCTGGCAAAAAAATACTATCTTCGAAAGTGTGCTTTCTTATAGTGTTTGGCTTTGCTTCAGAATAGCTTTTTTTAAAAAGCGTTATATCTCTATCACACGCGAATACCCAGCCTAAATCCCCTACTTGCAAAGGGAAGTTTATAATAAATCCGCCACCGCTAATATTTACAATAGGAATATCAATTATCGGTGCTCTTGATAGCACTCCGCCGTCTGTTTTTAACCTAGTAATCAACGGTTGAACTTGAACTCTATTTTTCGCCCTATCTACTTTTATTATCTTTGCGGGTAGGCATTTATCGAGACTTTGCAAAAGCTTATTATTTACGGTTTTCAAAACGCCCTCAAGGCTTCCCTCATTCGCGGGGTCTGTGAATGGAATATTTACCGACATATTTTACCTCTTTGATATTTTATCAATTTTTCACCTTGAAATAATTCCCTCTATCGTGCAGTAAAAATTTTGATTTCTATTTTGTAGGTCATATGTGATTTTAGATACGATATACGTTCCGTTTATAGACGGGTTCATTTCGCTTTTTAGATAAAAGCTACCGCCTAGCCTGATGCCAGGGTTAAACATTACCTTTACGCTAACGCCTCTTTCTGAAACGGCAGGAATACCTATCATTCCGCTATCGGCGCTAATAACAAATGCTCCGCCTTTAAGTGGTTTATCGCTATCTTTAACGACTAGCGTTTCATCATCAATATACGCATTTACTCCCCCACTACTTGCAAGTTTTGAAACTAATCCCAACTTTGAGCCTGTGTATGCAAAGCTTCCGATTTGTTTATCAGTTGCTTCAAATACGAGCTGTTTTTCAAGCTGTTCCGCTACTTTTTGGCTTAGCTGTGATAGTGCTATCATCTCCGTATCTGAGCTTTGAGAGACTGCCTCCATTTTAGAGGCATCGCCTGTATAAGTGATAATTGATAGCGAAATATCAGGCGGTTGCGATATCGAAACTTGACGGATATCACCGCTAAATATCAATGAATAGCCATAACTTTCACGTCCTGCATATAGATAGATTTTCTTTTTTGATAGTCCGCGGTTAAGTATATTACTCTCCGTGAGTATTCTATCCCTTACGCTTTTTTGCAAATTTGTAATTTTAATCGTGAATTCATTTGGTATTTCATTCGTAACCTTTGAGCCACTAGCAGAAATGTCAAGGTCTTCATAATAGCGTATATCGCTCCCAACTTGAACGCCGATTTTTAGAAGTCTTTTATCTATCATTTTGCAACTCTTTATCAAATACAAAATATAAGAATTGTGACAATCCAAATTTTGAATAATCGGCTAATTCGTTATTTTGAGTTTTAAAATAGAAATTTCCGCCGTTTATTAGGTATTGATATGGTATTAACGGGGTGAATGGCGTTAGCATTCTGCCTAAAATTACAGGCGTTTCATTTTGTGAAATATCTACTAGCACGGCATTTTTTCCTTGCTTGATTTTTATTTCATACGTAATATTTTCTATTTGAATATTAAAACTCTGATTTGGTATAGCCTTTATATCTAGCTGTATCATTTCGTTATCCTGTATAGTAGTGATGAGTTTTGTTTTTGTGTCCCCTGCTGTTTTCCGCTATTTTGATTTTTCGCATCCTTGCTATGGCGCGGCGTTCCAATGCCTCTTGTTACGGTCGCCTTGATTTTTTTAAACTCTATAAAGCTTATATTTAGCCCCACGCCGTTAAACATATTCGCACTCTCTTTGCGTGGCATTTGCTGGATAAGCATATTTTCATATACGTCGGTTTTTGTCTGTATAGTAAATAGTATTGATTTCTCATATGCTGTTTTTATGGATTGAAACACGCTTACATAGTCATCGGTTGAGAGCAAAAAAGAAATATCAACTCCTATTAAATCGAATATTTGGTGGTCGCTCACGCTTGAGCCGTCTTCAAGCGGATGTGTCATCACTTTTGAGCTCATCTTAATACTAGCCTCTACCGGTCGAGCTTTTACGAAAACTTGTTCAAATGTTTCACTATTGAAAATCGCCACCATATCGCTAGTCTGTCTGATAGTTGCCATATCTACGCCTCCAATCCGTCTTCATATGTAGCGGTGGTATTTTTTAGTTGAGTGCTTAGGCTATCGCCTATACTTTGAGATATACCATTCGCATCTGTTGCCTGAGTTTGAACTTCTACTTTTTCTATTTTGATATTACTTGTTTTATTGCTATTGCTTCGCGAGGTATTTAGAATATTGCTATTTGTCATATTATAGGGATTTGCATTCGCCCCAGCTATAACTGCTTGAGCCTGTGTTTGTTCGCTCTCATCATCGCCAAAGCCAAAAAAGCTTTTTACTTTTTTTATGCCATTTGATACCGCATCACTAGCCTTTGAGAATGCGCCAGTTAGCCCTATAGCATCTGAAATCATAGCGATGAAATTTTCTAAAGCCTGTATAGGGTGAAGTATAATATTGGCTAAGTCTGAAAAAAACTCTTTGAAAAAAGCCCCTGTTTGTTTGATGCTATTTTTCACGCCCTCTATTTTTTCATCTGATAGTCCGAGCCATTTTAGAAATTCGCCAAACGCACTATTTCCACCCTCTAAAAAAGTCATTATATCATCATAGAGAAATCCAACGGCTATCGCTATTCCTGCTATCAATCCGCCTATTAGGTAGAACGGGGCGAACGCCGTTATCATCGCTATTCCCATTTTGATAATAGCCGGTAGAGCATACGCTGTTATAGCTACTCCAAGGGCTATAAAAAATCCTGTAACGAACTTTTCATTTTGTTTTAGCCAAATGGCGAAATCCTGAACTTTTGTAAGAAAATATTTCACAATCGGAAGAATATCAGTCCCAAGCTCTACAAATAGCCCACGAAAAGCCGTGCTAGTATCAGAGACGGCATCGTTAAAATCTTCGAAAACTTTCGCTTGTTTTTCAGTGATAGAAAATAGCTCTTTTTGTCTTTTTAGCTGTGCCTCTACTTCTTTTCTACCTTGTTGCAAAAGTCCAATAGTGCCCTCATCTAGCCCTAGCTTTTTGCCTATTCCTGCACTTTCCGTTTTTGATAGTTTTTCAAATTTTTCTGCAAGTTCAGGAAGTATATCAAGCGCTTTTTTTGCTTTGCCGTTTGTATCTACCATTGATATACCTAAGCGTTGCATAAATGGAAGTGCCCCAGTGCTTCCAGTAATAACGAATTCGTTCATCTGCTCATTAAGGGCTTTTACGCTACTTTGGAAACTGCCGATATCGCCACCGCTTTTTACAACTAGTTCTTGATATGCACCAAGTTCGTTTATATTCTCACCAAGTAGCCGTGAAGTTTTAGCTAAATTATCCACATACGCCGACGTTTCAGCTATCCCAGCCGATAGGGCTGAGAATGATAGCAGAGCGGTCAAAGCACCCCCTGCAGTAGATATCATATCCACAAAACTCTTGCCCAGAGTTTCAGAGGTTTTATCCACCTTATTTAAAGCACTATCTAAATTTTTCGCATCTTTTTCGGCGCTTTTTTCGCCTTTTTGAAGTTTGCTTATATCAGCATCGAATAAATAGGTCAAGGTTTCAATTATCATTTTTTTCCTTTTTTAGCCTGTTCGATAGCTTCAGCCTCATTTGCTCTATTTATCAAAATTATCTCTTGCATTTTTAGCGCGTCTTCGAAATCGTAAATTGTGCGTAATTCGTGCAAAGTGGCTATTTTTTCTGAAATGATGACCGCAAAGATTGGCTCAATATTCTTGTAGCAATATTTGGGAGTATTTCCTTGATTTTTTGAGCTAATTTTTGGATACTCCCATTTGCTAAAAAACTTATATTATATTTAAGCATTTCATATTCAAGCTTCATCAAAGTTTCGCCGTCTGTGATATGATTGTTAATCAAAGCCTCACTATTTAGAGTTATTTTTGTTCCGTCTGATAGCACTTTTTGAGTGTGTGAGATGAGCTTTAGCATTGTATCTTTGTTTGTTTCATAGTCGCCGATTTTTGGCATCGAGCTAAGCGGATATTTAGCTATTACCTCACGCCCTAGCATAGCATTCAACCGCGATATTATGAACGTTTGCTCTATACCGTCAATATCTTTTATCTTAATTTCAAGTGGTTTTATAAGTTCCATATCCTACCCTTTTTTTTATTATATTTTGGCATAAAAAAGAGTAGAAAAAAGCCGTTATTTTTGGCTAGTTCTTATTTTCAAATCTAAAAACATACGTTTTTGATTTCATTCTACCAGCTGACGCTATTGATAGCCCTGAATTTCCTGAAATTATCGCACCATTAACAAGCTGTATTTTTTTGTTGTCCGGATAAATTCCAGTTAAAGTAATTATATCTTTAGCCACTCTCTTATCCTTACCGCCGCGATTTGCCTCAAATAGTGTTGATAAATTCTTATCATCGTCGCTATTTGGAATAACGCTTATAGAAATTTCAATAGGGCTTAGAGCTGTCCATACTACCATGTCGCCATTTAGCCCCATAGCCGTTTCAGATATTGTCTGCGTCGGAATATCAAAAGGGTCTGCATCGTCTGCAAATTGAGTTATTTCAAAGCCAACGGGGAATGTTACGCTAGCCTGCAAATTTACTACAAGTCCATTACCGCTTATATTTGTCATTTTTATCCTTTATCAAATTAAAATGTGTGTGCCATTTACTTTACGCACAGTATCATCTTTACCATATACGAGCGTATAATTTACACTATATTCAGTTACGCCATTTGCTACTTGTTCAGCGATTACCGCATCTAGCCAATAGCCTTTATTTTGAATTTCAATATAAGCAAGGTCATCACCTGTGATTTGCTCAATGTATAGCTTTTGTGTATTATTGAAAGTTTTGCCAACTGAAATCACGCCATTATTCAAGGCTTCATTTATAACGCTTTGGCAAGTTGTAAGTATTTGCGCCCTACCCTTTGAGTTCGCTGATACTTTTGCAAGTGAAAGCAATACACTCATTATACTTGCACCCATTGCGTCTTTTAGCCAAATCTCATTTACATATGTATTCATAGCGGTCGCGTCTGTAGCCCCACCCATTAAATTACCGCGTTGATAAAAACTTATATTTTGCCCAGCGGTTTGTGTTTGTCCATAGTAATTCACTCTTAGGGCGTCCATTTGATTACTTACCGTTCCTGTAGTAACCGACGGCTGAAAATCCAACTGATTATACATAAAGTTTATAACGCTGTTTCTTTTTGAAAAATCAATAGTAGCCGTAAGTATAGCAGGTATCATATCGGCATAGTCATCATTGACAATAGTTAAGCCTGTTCCGCCATAGTCAATAAGTCCTGCACTATCGGTATTTGCTGTGTTTAGTGTTGTTGGCGCACAATACATATAAGCGTTGTTTCCAGCTTGTGTCCAACTAGCCACCTCTTGTTTTTCTGCTAAAGTCAAATCATCTACAAAAAGCAAGGTTGCAAAATTTGTAGAGATATTTACGCTCTTGTTTAAACAAGTGGTCAAGTTTTCAGCAACCGCTCCATTTGCAAAAACAGCTAAATAATTCCATTCTAAGAGGTCTGTAATATTTGTCCCAGCACTTGAGCTTTGAACGCTTATAGTCGCATCTTCTGCCACGCCACCCACAAAATCAAAGCTTTTTCTTGATACGTTGTAGGTTACAGTTGCGGTCTTAAATTGTGCCTCTTCGTTCGTTTGAATGTTTGTCTGAATTTTGTTCGCGACGTCGTTTAAGCTTGTAGCCTCTGACAAATCTACCGTGATTGTTTTTGAAATACCGCCGATTTCTAGTATAAACTGCCCATCTGATATTGATTTAAAATCGCCGAGATTTTTAGCAGTTTGTCCGCCCCATATCATAGGCTTAGTATCTGTCTTGATATATCTGTAAAAGCTTATTTTTTGAGCCTTTACGATATTCTTCGAAATAAAGCCAAAGTATATACTTGCTCTTTGGTATTCTTCAGAGCTTGTTCCAAAAAATGAATTCACGCTATCAAGGTCTGTGAATTCATAAACTGTATTAGGCGCAATTAATGGATTGCTTGAAAAAATACGCAAAATTAGTTCTTTTCTAGCTACTGCATTTCCGCCACCAACTCCGCTCGTGATTGACACGTATTTTGAAAATGGTATCGCCATTTACACTCCTTTTAGTATTATTTTTTTAGAGCTTATTACTCCAACTTCATTTATGATTTTTCTCTCATATTGTAAAACGATATCAAAGCTAGGCTCTATCTCATTCTCATCGTTAAAATTTTTAAAATACATTTTTCGAATTTCGCCAATATGATATAAGCCTATACCAAAACTAGCTAAGGTTTGTATCGTGCTATCCCTTTGTAAAATAGCCGAAACATAATAAGCTAAGTCCGTGCTTGATAACGTTTCGTTAAATTTCACTATGGTATTAATCTGAAAAGTTGCTTCTATGAGTTGAGCCTCTTCGTGCATCATCTTACCAGTATCGTTATCGATATAATCGCTTTTTTTCGGATATCCTTTGAGAATATCAGAAACCGCGTAAAATATACCGCCCTATCTGTTGCCCCTTGTTTTGTAGGTTGATATCCCATATACACGCCGACATTTTCAATACCAACGCTTGTCAAGCCGTCAATTATCAACGGTCTAAATATTCGTATGAGTTCATATTCTGACACAAAGCACCCCCACCCAGCCGTTAAAATCTAGCCAATCATTCTTTGAAGTAACTTGATATCTTTTGGAATTGTATATCAAAATATCAGAGCTTGTATCCTCACCAATTTCAAGTATATTTTTTGAAGTATAGAAAACAAACCATTGCTGTTTGAAATCTAGCCCATTCACTTCATAGAGTTCTTTTGGCACCGGTTGAAAACTGCCACGCAAAGGGATAGGCTCTTCATAGATAGATACTTTTACGCCAATATCAGAAACGGTATAACCTGTAAAATGCTTATATGATAGCGTCTGATGCCCTATCAATCCAAGAGCAGAGCTTAGTAAATTGCCTATCATTTCTTAACTTTCCTTTACTTCGTAATTTATACTATTTAGCATATACCCACTATCGATTAGAGGCTTTGCAACTGATAGAGATACACCCTTTCCTTGCTTTTTGCCCTTGAGCCTTGCCTCTACAGTAGCAGGTTTTAGAGCTGGTTTAGTTACGGCGACTATGGATTTTTTTATATCGCCCACCACCTGCAAAGATACAATATCAAAAGCGCTTTTTAAATTCCCGCTTCTAAGCCCTTGCTTGATAGCTCTTTGAAAGGTCTCATTCCAAGCTGTAGCGTTTTTATCCTTTGCAGGTCGCATAAAAGGGCGAGGCGGTATATGTTTGCTTGAATTTCCATACTCATTTTGCGCCGCCACCATAGCCACTTTTTCGCCGTTTTCATATGTTGCACTTGACAAAAAGCCAACTTCAGCGCTTATTTTTGATACTTGCTTTATAGCCTGTGAAAAATTAATTTTCACTTCTTTCTTGATTACCAAAACCTAGCCTTTGGATATGCTATCATTTCAGGGCTACCGCCTACATACACGCCACCAAGCAAACAAAGCCTACTTAAAGCGAGATATTGCTGTCCGTAAGGGCTTTGATTTAGCCAATAGTGAAAAGCGTTGTTTTTGCTAGACGTTTGCATTGATACGCTTACCTTATCCACCGTCGCACTTGCTAGTAGTCCGCTTTGGTCGCCGTTGTTTGCCTTTTGATTAACAAACAAAATATGCGCGGTGAGCAAATATAGCATAGTTCGAAGTCTATCAATACTCACACATTTACTGCTTTCATTCGATTTATAAAGTGTAGCGGTATCAAAAGCGGTCGTGATATTTATATCAGGATATAGCTCCGTATCTGCAAAGGCTGGATACAAAGCTCTAAAATCGCTAATATCTAAAATTACACTAGCCATTTTATTGCTTTTTCGCCCTAGCTTTTGCTTTTGCTGGAGTATCAGGGGCTGAGCCGTCTTCTTGACTAGTCATATCCTTTACAGCTTTTTCAACGTCTGACTTTTTTTGAGATACCAAAATAAACCCTGCCTCTACTTGTTGTTTAAAAGACGGCATTTCCTTAAGAAGCTCATAGTCGCTATCACTTATTTCAGTTGCTATTGCTGGAACCGTTAAAAGTGTTTTTTTATCGGCTACTCCTGCACCGCCTTTGATAAGAATATTCTTTATTATTTTTATACCGTCGGCTACTTTCTCATATACAGGGAAAATATTATCGCAAGTTAGTTTAGAGTATATTATCATTTTTTTATCCTTTATATAAAGGCGGTATATTAAATACCGCTGTATCTTTTAACTAAATAAGGTCTTTTGCAGAATACCCCTGCTGTTGCATTTGAGTAGCCCTCTGTGAAACCTTTAAGCATTACCTCATTTCCAAGGCTTAGAAGTTTTGTAGGCACTATTTGGTCAAATGTTCTGCCGTTGTCTGTGCTATCGCCCTTTAAGCCCTCAGCGAATAGATAGAAAACATTAGCATCGCCGTTAGCTTTGTTCATCTCTGGAACCGCTACAATTCTCACGCCCTTATAATTGTTTAATATAAACTGACGTACAGTTTGCATATTCCACTGTGTAGTTTTGTCAAGGTATCCTATGCAACTATCAGCTATACCAAGAACGCAAGGGTCATTATTAGGGTCAAAGTTACTGCCGCTTTGAGTTTGTAACGCTGTCATAGCAGTTACGATATCTTGCTGAATTTCAAGAGCTGTTTTTGATGCCCAGTCTGTGTTAGTACTTGCACCAGCTACAACGTTTACATATGCTGGTAGGTTAGGGTCATTTAATAATCCATAGGTTTTATTATTGCCGTTATTAAAGCCTACAAAGCCTACTGAATTCCTACTTATTTCAAGGTTGTCAATTACTGACTTTCTTTTCCAATCAGCCATATCAACGCCGAACTTAGCTTGTTGCATTTCTTCAAGCTTATTTACAGATAATCCCTCTTCATATCTTACAACTGTTCTTTTTTCAAAGTTTGTATTGTAGTTTGATAGAGGCGTATCTGTGTAGTCGCCGTATGGTTGAGCATACCCTGTTTTTTCTAAGATAACTTGAACGATTTCTTCATCTTCCCAAGCCCCTGCATTTGTGATACCTACAAGCTCATCAATTTTTCTAGCAGCGGTTATACTTGAAACGATGCCTGGTAGCCAATTTTGTAAGAATTGTATAGGGGCTCCAACGTTAGGCGTTGTAAAAGTCGCTGTAAGTGCGTCCATACCTACGCCACTCTTTTGAGCAATTAGGCTATCAAGATTTATTCCGATTTGCGATAAAAGAGCCACGTCCTTACTATCAAAATTATTTATTTGTTTGCATTTACTAGCTGGTATATACATTATTTTTCCTCCTTTTAGTTTCTACCAAATTCAACGACGCATAATCCATCAGAGCCACCAGGCACTAATACAAAAGCGTTAGGAATTGTCTTAGTTGTAGAGCCGTCCCCAGCACCTACGCCTAGAGCTCCTGTTGCAACTGTGTAATTTACTTCTGCTCCGAATGTAGATTGTGCCCCAAGATTTACCACAACTCTCCCCATTGTGCAAAACTCACCGACTACATTGTTCGGAACTGTTGTAGTAGCCGAAAGGTCGCCATTAAAATTTGGTTGAGTTTTTGCGCCTACGAATACTCCTACTCCAGCACCGCTTCCACCTGCAGAAACTGAAACGCCATCTGAACTAGTGAAATATCTGCCTATTGCGTTATTTGTAGCATCTGTGCTGTTAATGACATACGGAAGACATTTACGAACGCTATCGTCCCAAAACTCGCCAACTGTATTACTAGCGATAATTCTATTTACTGTTTTTTGCACCATTTTTTTTACTCCTATTTGAAATATTTGTCAATTATATTTTTAGCCGAATTCATTTTACTATCCATCGCGCCACCCCTTGATATTTTTTTCGCACCTGCTAAATATCCGCGAAGTGTAGCCTCTTCTTGTCCTTTTGTTGCTTTCAAATCTAGTTTTTTTAAGCCATATCTTACAACGTCTGATAACCCCATTTCCAAGTGGTCAAAAGTGCCAATGTGATACGATAGCTCATCAGCTAGTCTTGTCTTTTTCGCTACTTCTTCAAGCATAGATTTTTTGATAGCACTGTCTAAGCCGTGCATTTTAGATTTTAGGTAATTATATCTTTTTTTATAATCGATGCTATCCTCCCCCTTAGCTTCTTTCTCGGTTTTTGGCTCTTCCTCATCTTCGGTTTTTGGCTCATCTTCATCTTCTACACACTCATCACCTGTTTTTTCATATGCTAGTTTTTCAGCTAGTCCTGCGATAGTGCGTTCTTTCTCCTCTTCGCCACCCTCAAAATCTTCAGTAGGTTTTGCAGCGATAGCCATTATCTCGCGGATTATCTCACGTCTATCCTCTTCGCTGTCTATTGTTTCAGACTTTTCCTCTTGCTCTTTAATTTCTAGCTGTTTAAGGCTATTAAGTGCTTCAAGCACAGGCGCCAACTTCTCGTCAATTAATTTTTCAATTTCTTCATTCATCTTTAAGTCCTTTCCGTCAAATGTAAAAATCATTTTTGTAGCGTCGGCGCAATCTTGCACTGACACATCTCTACCCATACGCCCCTCATCTACAAGAGCGATATGATTACCTCTTATTTTCCTCTGAACTGCATCATATGGCTCACCATTATAACTCCCAGCAGTAAAGTCATACTCGCAACGATATCCCAAGCTTAAATCTTTCTTTCCCTCCTCTATTAGTTCTTGTAATGAATTACTAAAAATCTTTAAATTTGCATATAAAACGCCGTCTTTGAAATATACGTTTTCGCCAATTGTTCCGTGAACGCCTTTTTTTTCAGCAGGAATTTCACCGCTGCCAAGCATAGCGTGGTCATCTACAAAGGGAAGTAGCTTAAAACTTTCAATAGTCTCTTCATCAGATAGCTCCTCTTCAGGTCTATACACGCGGTATATTCTGTTCGGTTCATCTGCACCTATTGAACTTCCCATATATGGAAATATCCCTACTTTGCTTATAGGATTATCCCTTACTTCAAAAAATCCGTTTTTATCATATTTTCGTTTGCTCATTACATACCTTAAAAAAACTTTTTAATTATTGTATAATAAATATCAATTGTGAAAATCCTATTCACTAAATTCTATCACAGGTGTTGCAAAGCATTTGCAATTTGGAAGTTGTGCTGGTAGCACTCTCAAACCTGCATCGCTATCATAGGGCGGTTCATCATATGAATAAATCTTTCCATTAAATGCCTCGTGTGTTTTTCGCGGATGCAGTCCAGCTGATGAGTGGTTCCACATAAATTTAGTAATTCCGTTCTGTTTCATTCTAGCCATATTTAAAGCGCTTGTAGTTTTCCTAGTTTGGTCAAGTGCGATATTTTTTGCCCTGCGTTTTGTGATGCCGTCATATTTTTCAAAAAAAGGAATTAAATCTTTCAACCCCTCGCCTGTTGTGATAGAACGATACACGGCACCTTTGATTTGAGTGAGATATTCTTGTCCAATGGATTTTATATAATCCGCGCTTTGATTTACACTTGCCTTTAGGATTTCTTTTGTTTCTTCGGATAGCCCTCTAGTATCAATCACGCCCCCACCACTTAGCTTTTTCAGGCTTTGTGAGACTGATTGTTTTGAGAATTTATCTACTTTTCTAACAAGCCATTCAGACAAGTTTTTAGCCTCAAAATTAAAAAGTTCAGTTAGCTTGTCGTTTAGGCTTGATAACAAAATACGCGCCTGACTTGTGATGCTACTATCTTTTGCAAAATATGCAGGGCTATCTTTCTTAAAAAGCTTTATTATCTCTTTTTGCGCGATACTGCTCATTTTTGATACTAGCTTTTCAAGTTTTTCTTGATACTCTTTTTCGATCGCATAGCTATTATGTAGAGGTTCGCCCTTGATATATTTTGGCTTGAACTGCTCAGCCCATTTTTCTTTTTTAGGCTTAAGCTTGATTTTCGCTATCATCTAAAAGCTCCGATAGAATATTTTCGCTCTCTTGAGTTTCAATAACGGCTCCCATATATCCACTATCAGGGTCTGTGATAATTCTTTTTTGAATAGCCTCGCCGTCGATAGCTCCAATACCTGCAAGTGTAGCATCTGTCCTTGATTTGATTTCTTGAATTTCTGCTTTTTCTTTTGCGCTCATCGATTGAACGGATTTCCATACTACCGTTGCGTTTTCATTGAAACCGAATTCAGGCTCAATATAGCTTTTAATCAATAGTTGATAATGCCTATCAAGCAAAGGGGTCATAATGTAGTTTTGCTCATTTTCTAGCTCTTGATAATAGGCTTCGTATTCGCCAAGCCCACTGCTAAAACCTTTCATCTGAGTGCCTAAAAGTTTCACAATAGGGATATTTGCTATTCCTGCCACTAACTGGTACTGTGTCATAATTGTAGTATCAACTTCGGCTAGGCTTGTGTCTAGCTGTATAACCTCCTCTTCAAGGTCAATAGCAAGTGTTCCGTAATTATCACGCAAAGCGATTTGAGCCTCTAGCCCTGCCTTAAAGCTGTCAATATTGCTATTAACCTGCGCGATATCGGTCTTTCTGACATTCGTGCGTTTTGTTTGAACAAGCATAGGGGCTTCGTTAGCCGTGCGTTCAGCGGAATATACTCGCAAAAATATTTTTTGAGTGAGTGAAATGCCACCATACCTATACGTCGGCTTTAGGATATCGGCTACCTCATCGCCTTTAACGATTATCAGATGAGATTTATGAATTTTCCTCCCTGAAACTAGCCAATACTCAGGGACATAAAAATCCATATCAGAGGGGTCACTCGCGTTTTGGCTATTTAGTATTGGCGTAATCCAAACAGGGTCTATCTGCGATATTCCTTTGTAAGCCTTTGGCTTGACACTATCGATATTGAACGGCTTTTCATAGTATTGTGGGTCCGTGCTATCAATCTCGAACATACAGATACGAATACCAAAAATCTTATTAAAATAGCTAAGTTCAACTAGATTGGTATTTATTTTAAAATCTTTATCTAGCTCCCTAATTCTGTCTAGAATTCTCACGTCAATATCATCACCGCTATTAAACGTGATATCGTAACCGTTTCTAATAGCATCTTTTGCAGGTATTATACAAGCCTTTGAAATAAGCCAATTTTGTGCTAGTAGGCTCATAGTTTGATATCCTATGAAACTCTGCTCCGCAAAATACTGCATTACAATAGGGCTTATTCCATAGCCACCGCCAAAGGTATAAGCCTCCTTAAGTGTAGCGCTATCCATACCTATGCCTTGAACGTCTGAACTAGCGTCTCTTTGAAAATTATGCTGAACTAGCGCATCTACTTTTTGAGATATGCTCTCCAATTTAACTACTTTTTCTATTTGCTCTATTTCTCTTTTTTTCGGTTGCTCTATTGTCTTTTTCTTGAAAATATCAAACATATACCCCACCTATTTTTTTATGAATTTTACCCAAACTAACGAACTCCAAAAAACGCTATTTTTCTTTTTTGTAGCATCAAAGGTTCAAGCGCATATCTAAGCGCATCTATGCAGTGATTATACTTATCGATTATTTGATTAGTTATCTGTCCGCTATTTTTGTCCGTTTTAAATTTATAATTTCCAAATTCAAAAATAGCATTTTTGCACTTCGGCGAAATTATAATTTTATCAAAACCGCGGATAAACTCGATGCCACCCTCAACGCTACTTTTTCCCTTTTTAGCTGCCTCAGCTTTAAAACCTGCCCTTCTCATATGTGCTATTGTCTCAGGTCTAGCGCTATCACAAATCACAGAGAATTTTTGAATATCTTGCATACTATACCAAAGCTTTGGTAAATCTGAAATATCCGTGCTAGTTTCACGCTCATCATCATATGGTCTGTCACAAACCTCATCACAAATATACAAGCACCTACTCCCATATGATGGATGGCTATCTACAAAGCATTTAATTACCGTGTTCGGGTCATTTGCAAAACCCCAGTCTGCCCCAAAATAAAAATGCGTATTTGCTGGAATATCAAAATCATCAATTAGCCATTTATTATTGAAAACTAGCTCGTTCGTGTTTTTTCTAAGTTCGCCCTCCCATATATGCATATACAAATCAGGGTCATTTGCTCTCATTCTATCCTTTTGTTCTCTCAAAACTTCAGGAAAATATTTATTGTCTTGATAATTCAGCTTAATTACAACTGCATTATCTGGCTTGTTTAAAATAAACGTTTGATAGATAATATCATTTTCAGAACTCGGATTAAAAGATATCCAAATTTCACTATTTGGTTTTCTAATTGTAGGGTCAAGGATAAGCCAACTCATCGCCGATATACTCTCCGCCTCTTCTATCCAGCAGATATCCACTCCCTCGAATGATTTTATTTTTGATAAATTTGTATAAAGCCCTTTGAATAAAAACTCACTTCCATTCACGTGCTTTATAATATCATTTTGAATAATGAAGTTCGGTAACTCCATAAGCTCTATTTGGTCTTTGAGCAATTTATACACGCTATCTTTAATGCTGTCTTGTATTTCACGTGTGCAAAGTATTCTCAAAGGCTCGACGCTACTAGCGACTTTCAAAAGTAGCATTCTCGCGATATTCCAACTTTTACCAGAGCCACGTCCTCCATATACAACCTTATAGCGGATATTTTCAGTAATGAATGATTTGAGTTTTTTATTCAGTGATATATTCACTCCCAATCAACCTTAATCGCTACATTTGTTATTTTTTGCTCTACTTGTGTGTTTTGTATATTGATATCATTTGAGCGCGGATTTGCAACCGCTTCAATATCTCGAATAGCCCTTGTTCCTGCACTAATATCAGAGGGGCGCTCATAAAGTCCATTCCTTAAGCCACTAGCTATCTTGCTTTGAAATCCCTTAAGCAAACGCCTATTATTTGCGATTAGCTCGTTATCCTCCAAAATTGTGTTAAGCCGTTCTAGCATTTTTCCACGCTGTAAATCGTTCGCTTGTGAAATTTCACCAGCTAAATTCACGGACGCTTTTTGGAATTCGGATAAAGCGTCTTTTTGTGCTTGTGAAATCACCCAATTATTCCGTTTTATTCTCATAGACAAAGTGCTCGGTAAAATCTTATGCTTTTTACATATTTCAGTTTTAGAGAGCCCCATTTCATAATCTTTTTTTACATTGTCCCAAAAATAAGGCGGTAAAGGCTTAGCCATTAAAAAAGGCTCCTTTCAATTATTTTTATATCTTCTTGTTTTTCTCTTCTTATTTGCCATTCTTTAGCAAATTTTCGGATATTGCTCATCTTTATATCCAAAGCGGAATTAATCTCATATTCAAGGCGTCCTAATAGCAGATTTTCCATTAAGAAAATCAAAAGAGATTTTTTCTTATTCGTTAGCTTATATCTTTTCAAAAATGATGCTACACACTCATACTCATCATTTAGAATTTCGCAAAGAAAATAAAAATCATCAATTAAGTCGCTACCTGTCAATTCTATCAGCTTTCAAAAAAAATCACCTTTGAAAAATTAAAGTCTATATCATCACAGATTTCACGTATAGACCCATCTGCAATATGTTTTTTAAGCATCTTTGATTTAATGATATAGTCCTTTGTCCTCCAGCCTTTAACGTCTTCTATCATCAAACAATTATCGCACGTTTTTAGATATACAAAATCCGCGACATACTTAATAGCTCTGACCATTTTACCGCTATCGTCTCTAAAGTTTGGCTGAAGTATAAAAGCCGTCTGTTCTTTTAAATTTCTAATAGCACCGCTTTTTTGAAGTAGCTTCAGTTCTTCGGCTCTTTTTGCCTCTTTTTTGCTATCATAGCCGTTTATTCTCTTAGCGTTGTATTTTGAAAATCTCACGCTATGTCTTTCCTATCGTGTAGTTTTAGAAAGCGCTTGTTTCAGCTCAGCCCACACTTTCAGCTCAGCCCACGATTTTTCTACAACTTTATTATTGACTACATAAGCTCCACAATCAATCTTTTTTAACTCGCTTAATTCATCGCTTTTAGGTGCATTATCTCTTTGATTTATTCGATATGCAATTAAATCAGCTCTATAAACGCCTATTAACTCTTGCTCTTTTAGCAAGTTTTCCAAAAACTCGCTCTCATCACTAGCGTTGAGTGGTTTTTGCGTATTTTCATTCACAAGTTGCAACTCATCATTTAGCCTTATACTTGTGTATATAAACGGCTTTATACCGCTTCCTACAATTTTCCCTTTGAAGTACGTATTGAGAAAGTTTCTCAGGCTTTGGATATTTTGAAAGGGTTTTGTAGCTCTGATAGTCTTCAAATAGTTCTCTTTTTGGTATTCTTTTGCAGCGTTAAGTAGCATTTGAATGCTATTGTCATATTTTGTTTTCATAGACAACGCAAACAACGCAAATCCGTTTAGTTGCTCGTCATTTATATCTTTCAGGACGCTCTCACTAGCAAATTTAATTTGTGCTCTATCTGCTTTTCCGCTGAATAGAACGCTTGAGATGAACTCTTCTCTTTGGCTCATTTTTATTCTCCTATCAAAAATTTTCGCTTGAAGTCTTCAGGTATAGCATCACTATCTAGGTGCTGGTTGAAGCTTTTGACTTCTTGTGGTAGTCCCTTGCTTAGCCAGTTGTTTGAAAGCACTGGGTCATCGTTCTTTTGCATTGCAAAAAATTTATCTAGCTCTTCATCACTCATTTGGCTTTTAGGGTTTTGTTCAGCTTTTGGCTCATATAGCCCCTTATAGCCGTTCGCTATTGAGTAGCTTATTATCTGCTCTTGCCTCTCTTTACTGAACTTGCAAAGATATTTTTTTAGCTCATCAAACTGAATACCCACGATTTTAAAGCCTTTTTGTTTGCAATACTCCACCCACTTGCTAAAAGCTTCTAGGTTGAGATTTTTAAAGGCTTCGTTTTGTTCGCTCTCGTGCGTGTGCGCGCACGCGCCTTTTTGTAAATTTATTATTTTATTAATATTATTTCTTTGTATGTTATTTCTTTGTTTATTGAACGTGTGAAAATCAATAGGTTGATTTTCAATGGTTGATTTTTCAATCATTGATTTATCATTAGGTGATTTTTCATCAGTTGATTTTTCATCTATTGATACACTCTCATCATCATTATTTGCGGTTGTTCTCGTATCAAAATCAAATAAAACGTATTTAGCTCTTTTACCTTTTACGCCCTTATATAATAGCTCTCTTACAAAGAGCCCCATTGCTTCAAGTTGCTTGAGCCCTGCTTTTACTTTTCCTACTGAATTATTTGTCATATAGGCAATTCTTTCTATCGAAAACTCCCAGTCTTCGGGTAGGCTTAGGATATATAGATATAAGCCCTTAGCGTTAAAATATAGCTCTTTACACTGCGCTATTCTATTATCAGCTATTGAAAAGTTTTTATTCAGTCTTTTTTCTATCATTTTTTGCCTTTGTTTGCCTTTTGCTCTTGAGCGTCTAAATACTCTTTCATATTCAAACCCCACGCATTAAATGGGTGTTTGATACCTTTCATTTGACTTATTGCGTATCTTATGTCGCCATTTGGCTTTTTATCTTGCGACCCAGCCAAATAAACAACGATAGAACTCTCTGATAAGCCAAATGACCTCAACGCCTCTTTTAATTTTTCTTTATATTTATTACTTTTCATATCATTATATTACATTAAGTAAGATTAAATATAACTTAAAGTAATTTGATTTTTGTAAAATAAGATAATATAATATTACAAATAGTAATTTTATAAGGAGTAATGATGAAAAGCTTTTCAGACAAATTAAGAGAGTGTATATCATCTACAAAAGGCGTAGATACGGTTATACTGGCTAAAGCTATAAATGTGTCGCAATCATCAGTAAGTCAATGGCAACTAGGTCAAAAAACACCTTCAAAAAACAATATGCTCAAATTAGCAAATTTTTTTCGTGTGCCTATTGAGTATTTTTTAGATGACGGGCTGGAAATAATGCCAAATTCAAGCAATATGCTAAAAAAAGATAATGATGATACAGTATATGTCCCATTTTTCAAAGACGGTTCTGTTTCAGCAGGAAAAGGAAATGAGATAGCAGAACTAGGGGATTGCGATTTTTTGCCATTTAAACCGCAAGATTTGCGTTTAATGTTTGGCGTTTCACCAAATGCCAAACTAGGAATTATCCCTTGCTTTGGGAATTCAATGGAGCCAACTATCGCTGAAAGCTCACTTGTAGTTTTTCAATTTGTCTCTGATATTATTGAAGGCTCTGTGTATGTTTGTAGATATGATAATGAGTTATTTGTAAAAAGGATAAAAAAACGCCCAGAGCTATCTTTAATAAGCGATAATAAGGAATATGAGCCTATCATTGTATCAGAAGAGAACGAAATTCAAATACTTGGTAGAGTTGTTGGATGCTACAGCATCAACTCAAAAAAAATATAGAACAGCAAGACTAAAAGCCATCAATAGGGGATAAAATGGAGTTAAAATTTATAGATGGGTTCACTAAAGAAATTTTAGAATTAGAAAAAATACCGGTAGATAATGGCAAAATTTATACATTGCCAAGCGGTTTATGCAAATTTGCTCTTAACATAGAATTAAAGGTCTTAAACAATAAAAAGTATGATAAAACTAGCTTTATACTAGATATTTCAAAGAGCGGTATTAAGATAGGAAAATGTAAATTTCAGCATAGGATAAATAAAATAGACATAATAGCAAGGATTGATTTTAACTCCAATCATACAAATCCAGAGTTTAAAACATCAAAAGCACCGAACAATATTTATTTAAGCAAACTTATGCAAAAATACAGCTTAAGTAAATTAGTAAATACTCATCATATGCATATATTTATAGACGGATATGCGGATAAATGGGCTTTTCCTATAATAGAATATGAACTAGAAGAACATAGTGGCATAATGCCACAAATAGAGCAATTTTGCGATTTTTGCAATATAAAACAGATAAATTTCAAAACAAATGATAAATTATTTGGGTAAAAGGAAAGAGAGTAATGTTAGATATAAATGCTTTAGTAGAAAGCTATATTTCTTATCTTAAAACTGATTTTGATATCAGCAAAATATATAATAACACTTATGAAATATCAACACCGTTTTTAGATAGACACAATGATAATATATCTATATATGCTATCTTACATAACGATACCATTAAGCTTACAGACGGTGGGGAAACTATATCTGATTTGCAATTTAGCGGTCTAGACATAAATAAAAAAAAGAGAGAATTAGATATTATATTAAATGGTTTTAGTATAGATTATGAAGGTGGCGAACTTTATACCATAGCAAATAAAAACGATTTTGCAAGAAAACAACATAATATAATACAAGCTATTATAAGCGTAAATGATATGTTTGTTTTATCTCAAAACAAAGTTAATTCATTCTTTTTTGATGATGTAATTAATTTTTTTGATAACAACGATATAAGAAACGCATCAAATATAATAATACAAGGTAAAAGCCACTTAACTCATAAGATTGATTTTATCATCAGCAAATCAAAAACACAAAATGAAAGACTTATCAAACTTATAAATACCCCAAACAAAAATAATTTAAAAGCCACATTATTTACTTTTAATGATTTAGAAGATAGAGTATATAATACTGATGATATAATAATATTTAATGATAATCAAAAAATAGTAACAGATGATTTATTAGAAGCCACAAAACAATACAATATAAAATCTCTTTTATGGTCTAAAAAAGAAGATTTTAAAGATTATTTGGCAGCTTGAATAACTCTAAGGCTAAAAGCTATAAATAGAGCATAAAATATAAAAATATTAATATTACACATATTTTTATATTAAATACACATATTTTAAGTATAATTTAAGTAATTGTATATTATAATTCTCCTATCAAAACAAAATAAAGGATAAAAATGAAAACATATCTAAATAAAGGCGATGCAAATAGAGTTTTAGGGATAATAAACAAATGGAGTAGAAGCAATAGAAGATTTACAATGCCACAATTATCTATAATTGAAAATTTCATAAACACTACTCTATCAAAAGAAGATAGAGAAAGCGTAAGAATGAGAAAAATAGAAAAAGAGTGTCTTTTTCTATGCTCACAAGATAATAGTTTAGACAGCCAAATAGTAAGAAGAGAGCTTGAAATAGATTTTGTTCCTGCAAAATTAGCAGAAATAATAAAAGGACACTAAGATGAATTTAAAAGATATGAGCATAGAAGAGCTAAAAACTCTGATGAGCGAGATAAAAAAAGAGATTGAAAGTAGAAGCGATAGCTACTCTTTTTTGATAGAAACTGAAAAAAATTTTGATAAGCGTGGAAATGGACACGCTTATCTAGCAAAAATAACAAAAGATGACGCAGGTAAGGTGCAAAGAGAGTTCATAGATATGACTTTCAGAGAGTATGATAATAAGGGAATGTGCTACTATGCAAAATGGGATATAAAAGCTAAAGACGGGGATTGTTTTGAAGCAAGGGTAAATAGTGGCTGGAAAAAAGACTATAAAAACTTTTATAAAGTTGAGAATGGTAGTCTTATAGAGTTTAAAACTTTAAATGAAATGATAAACAATGAAGATAAATAAAACATTTTGCAATAAAACTCTATTGCAAAATGTTAAGTCCTATAAGGATACGTGGATGTTTATACACTCATTGTCTAGTTAATTTTAAATCCCACAGGGATAAATTTTTATTTTCATAGTAGTTTTAAATCCTAAAAGGATATTTGAAATAATAGCTAATTCAATATTAAAATATTATTAAATAAAGGAAAAAAATGGTTGAGATAAGAACAAAAAAAGGACTTTCAGATAAAAGAATATCTGAAATAACTGGGTTGCCGTATAATACAATTATGCAGTGGAAGCGCACTGATAAAAATGGGTATAGATATAAGTTGTATCTATACCTGAAACTATCTGATGAGAGCAAACTTATCGAGGGCTTTAATTAAAGCCCTTATTTATTTTTCCTGAAATTCGCAGCTGCTAATAATTCTTTGCTGAGCGAATAAATATCATCTGGAACTTTGATATCGTATCTTTTTTCCTCGCCGTTCTCGCACGGGATAACTAGATAATTCACGTTTTGGCGGTAATAAAATCTGCACACCCATCTTGTGATTTTTCCATATAAATATACGCTGAAATAGCTAATAGTGTCTTTGTAGCACACATCGCTTGACTGGATATCAGGGCTTGACGCTATGATAGAGCGCACGATATAAAATGACTGTAATTCCTCTTCGGTTGTGACTATCCCGTCTTCTTGCTCTTCTTTTTCAGTGCTATTCGTATCTAGTTGATTTTGTTTGATTTTTGCTTGAATGCTATTGATTTTCTCATTTGCAAGGTCATCAACCATATTTGAAAAGGCTTTTTTGATGTGTAGTCTGAATTCATCAACGACATTTGCAGTCATCACTCTATCCGTGATTTTCTTACCAAAAAATTTAACAAATTCATCGCTTGGATTTTCTATCTCACGTTTGAAAATCGCTCGAATTTCACTATGATATTTTTGGTCGGACGCCATAGATAGAATACTATCAATATTCAGAGTATCAAATTTAAACTGCTCTAGTTGCTTAACTTTCCTATCGATTAATTTGTCCATATTTATGATTAAAAATGGTTTTTTGTCCATTTTGTTTGGCTCTTCAAGGTCAGAGAAAAATCGGTATTCTATCCCATTTGTGAGTATTGCAAACTTTGCTTCCGTAACATTGAAATATCGTATAAGCTGATTGTCGTGATTGTCTAGGTTTTCAGTATGATTTTTGGCTTCTACTAGTATGAGCGGTTTCCCGTCTTTCATAATAGCATAGTCTACCTTTTCGCCCTTTCTGTTTGCGATATCTGCGCTAAATTCAGGTATAACAACAGATGGATTAAATACGTCATACCCTAGCAGTCTGAGAAACGGTGCTATGAAGCTCATTTTGGTTGCTTCTTCAGTTTGTACCATACTTTTTCTCTCTTCTATGACTTCGGCAAGTTTTGCCAATTCCTCTATAAACTCCATATTTTCGCTCCCTACTTTGCTTTTTAAAAATTTTTTAAATTATATCAATTTTCTTTTTAATTTTGCCTTTAAAAATAATTTAAAAAAGTATTACTTTTTTTATTACTTTTGTCTTACTTTAAGTAATATTTAATATAACTAATGGTAAGATTACACTATCAAAACAAAGAGAGACAATCTCAATAAAAGAAAAGGATAGAAAATGACAAAAATAACAAACATAGACGAGTTCGTAGAGCTAATAAACGATACAGAAGATACAGAGTTTCAAATCAAAAACGTAAGATTTGAAATCTTAAGAGACGGCGACACAGTAACAATAACAGATGGAATGGGCGGAGTTTATGGCGTTTTAGCAAAAGATGATTGCTATTTACCATTATTTGAAGAGTTAGAAGCAGCAGCAAACGAGTTTTAAAAGAGTGCCTAAGCACTCTTCCTAAAATATCTTTTAAAGAGTTTTTAAAAGCTTTTTAAAAAATATTTTCGAATATTTAATAGGCTGGATTGATGAGATTGTATCAAATCATTGACCGACAGAGCCTTAAATCTGGATTGGAAGAGCTGATGAACGGCAACGCTATTAAGGGTCACCATACTTGTAGGGACTTTAGCATTTGCTACTTTAGCAGAGTTTTACTCTGCGTTAAAAGTAGGTAAAAATGGGGTACCACATTTATGGGGCTTTAGCATTTGCTACTTTAGCACGGACTTTGTTCGTGCGTTAAAAGTAGGTAAAAAATAGTAGGACAGCTTCGAAAAAACTACCGACTTTTTCATTGTTACTTTACTAATCTAAATATAAATTTGGATTAGTAAATTAACAAGGAGTAAAAATGGATAAATACACATTCGCATCACCATATAATAAAGCCAAAAAGCTTGAAGCGATAGATAATGCCAAAAAGCAAGAGCTTGAAAAATTAGATGAACAGCTTGAAGCCTTAGATGAAGAAATAGATAAAAAATTAGAGTTTTTTAAATATTTGATGACTAAATACAGCTCAATAATAAAATTGACACCAAAGGAGCAACAATGAAAAATAAAGGATACAAGATAACAGAGTTTGACTACAAAGGGAATTTTTTAGAGTGGGCAACTTGGAACATAGAAAGCTTTATTAAGATAGTAAATGAAGATTTGAGAAGTAAAGGTCGAAACGAATTTATAGTTTTTGTTGATGATGATTATGTTGATAATGAATTATCAAACTTTGATGAGGATTGGGATATAGACGATGAAGAATATCAGATAAATAAAGATATTTTGATAAGACATTTAAATGAAGTCAGGGGGTGCTATGCGGATTACTCAAAAAACAACGGAGTATATATAAGGCTAGGAACTACTTTTGAAGAAGTAGTAAAAAGCTATTGCGAAAGAATAAATATAGGTGCTAACCTTGAAATAATAGATTAAATAAAGGAAAAAAAGGAGCAACAATGAATAAAGAGCTATTTATAAAAGAAATTGATGATGATTTGGAAAAAATGAGACAAGAGAGTAGGCGATTTTTTACCGAAGTTGATATGATGAATTTATTGAAATTATTAGCAAGGTATCATAGGGAGCAAGAAGGTTCTAATGTGATAAATCTAGCAAATAAACTAGATTTATTAATTAAGGATTTACAAAAACTTGGCGAGAAAAATGCCTATGCGTATATAGCAAATTTCATCAGAAATAACTGGGAGTAGAAAACAATGAGCTTATATGAAAGAACATATGAAAGAACAGACGACACATACTGGGATAGAGTAGCTGAGAGAGGGTTAAAAAAACTAGGCTATGAGCTTGATGATATCGTCAGGGATTATGGTGATTATTTCTCAAAAGATGACATAAAGGTACTTATCAAGTTTCTATCAAGAAAAGATAAAATCGATAAAAAGATGAGCGACGTAGAAAATCTCATCTATGACCTTGATATGCTAAAAATTAAGTTTTCTGAGTATAGAAATGACCCGTTTTGTGAAATGCTTGAAAGGCTAGAATAAAAGCGTTTTAAGCAAAATTATTTTTATCGTCCCTTTAAATACCGCCTTTAAAAACACTCCTAAATTTTGGCAACACATTCATAAGAAACTCCTAATATAAAGGCGGTTTTTAAGGGGACGCCCTTTTACATTTCAAGGTCTTATCTATGCCTTGAAATGCCGAGTAATTTAAACGCTATTTTTATACGTTTTATTACTAATTTTTTGTTTAACTTACCAGTTTTCAGCAATTTAAATGCGTTTTTTGCATTTTTTTTGCAAAATTTGCATTTAAGTTACCATTTTTAAGCCTATTAATAAAAAAATATTAATGGGCTTATTTATTTCTCAAACCCTACACGCATTTTTTATCCAGTCACTTTTTGTTTATTTCTTTAGTTTTGATTTTTGTGTAGGGCTTGAAAAGTAAATCTTAAAGGATAAGAAATGTTTTATTTTATTATGCTTAGCTTATGGGCTTTATGCATTTTTGGAGCTTATTATCAAAAAAGGATTAAAAATGAGCATTGAAACTTTGAAAAAATACCGCCATTTCATCAAAAAAGGAATGAGTGTAGCGGAATTTATAAATCTTATAAAGGACAAGAAATGGACAATAGACTAGAAACACAAAGAGAATGGATTATAAATAGACTTCTTAGTGTAGGGCAAATCTCACGCAATGAGTGCCTAAGAAAGTTTATCTCACGCCTTAGCGGTCATATATACGCTATCAAAGAGCAAAATCCAACGTGGCGAATAGATGCTAAAATGGTTAAAACGCAGGGCGGTAAAGATTATCTTTACACTTTGACAAATAAAGATGAAATCTTAGTAAATTTAGATAAAAAATTACAAAAGATAGGAGCATAAATGCTAGAACTGCTTAAAATCCAAACCGAGCTAAAAGCTCCAAAAACACAATTTAACAAATTTGGTGGCTATCAGTATCGCAGTTGCGAAGACATAGTTGAAGCCTTAAAGCCTTTGCAGGAAAAATATAAATGTGTAGTTTTGCTAAATGATGAATTAGTGATAATCGGCGATAGATATTATATCAAAGCTACAGCTACCATTATAAACGAAAAAGGCGATAAACTAAGCGTATCAGCACTAGCTAGAGAGCCAGAGAGTAAAAAAGGAATGGATGAGAGCCAAATCACAGGAAGTTCATCAAGTTACGCTAGAAAATACGCCCTAAACGGGCTTTTTGCTATTGATGATACAAAAGACGCAGATGCGACAAACAATCACGAAGTATCGCCAAAGAGCGTTAAGCCAAATTCTAATCCGACACAATCTCAGAACACCAAAACATTTTTAAGCCTAGAACAGATAAACGACTTAAGCGAGCTAATCGAGATTACTAACACGGATTTAAGTCAATTTTTGGCTTATTTCAAAGTAGATAAGATAGCACTAGTTGATTATGAAAAGGCTAAAAATATGCTACTTAAAAAGCTTGATAAGATAAGCCAAACTAAAGAGTAAAAGAAACTAAAGGATAGAAAATGATAATTGACCTTAAACAAGGTAGCCGTGAGTGGCTAGAGTTTAGAAAAACAAAATTTAACGCTAGTGAAACGCCTGACGTGCTAGGCATAGGCTTTAATAAGCCTTATAAACTAGCATTAATTAAAAGCGGTGATGAGCTAGTCTATAAAAATTACGCTATGAAATTAGGTAACGAAAACGAGCCAAAAATTAGAGAGTATTTAAACGAAAAATATAACCTAAATTTAAAGCCAGTTGTAATGCTTAGCGATGAAGATGATAGATTTTTGGCTAGTTTAGACGGAGTGGATTTTGATAAGAAAGTGTTTTGTGAGATTAAATTTTCAAAATCAGAGTTTGAATGCGTAAAAGAGTGGGGGCAACCTAGTGAAAAATACTACTACCAAATTCAGCATCAATTTTACGCAACAAATTTAGAAAAATGCATATTTGCAGTTGGGTCTATAAATGATAATTTTGATTATGAAATCATCGAAGTAGAGGTGCAAAGAGACGACGAGGCTATTCAAAAGCTAAAGAATGCGTGGCTAGATTTTGAAAAAAACTATATGAGCCAAAATTTAGATGATGAATGGCTTACTCTAAGCGAAGAGTTGCACGATTTGAATGAAAAAAAGAGGCTTTTAGATGAAAAAATAGACGAGCTTAAAAAACGAGCGGTTGAAAAGGCAAATGGCAAAGAGCTAAAAGCTTACGGGCTTACTATTTATCAAATAAACAAAAAGCCAACGATTGACTATAAAGCCTTTGTAGCCGACCAAAAAATAGAAGTTCCAAAAGAGTATGTTAAAGACGGGCTTACAAGCTGGAGCGTTAGAGTTGCAAATTAGCTACAGCTTCAACCGCTTTATGCACGGCGTGGTCTTAAGAGAGGTAAAAAAGATACGCTATTTAAAAATCGCAGGTTTAAAAATAGCCATAAAGCCTTTTTATCTCTCATTTGATACGCTAAAGCAGATTTTAAAATATCTTGATGAGGACTATCCGCGAAAAAAAGACGGTAAGCCATTCTCATATACAGAGCTTAAAGAAGTTGATTTTTTAAGGCATATAGCATTTTTAGAGTGCGTCTGTGCTGAGAATGGCTACACGCTAAATTTAGAATAAAACAAGGAGGAAAATAATGGGTTATCCTAGCATTGATGAGCTTAAAAAAAGCTATAAATTAGAAGAAAGAAGAGCAAGAGAAACGGAAAATAAACCAGTACTAAGACCTTGCGACCCTAAATATCAGCCTACAATGGATAAGCATTGTAAAAAATTGCACGATTATTTTTATCCGCAAGTTGAACCAAAAAAATATTTTAGGAGGAAAGATACGCAAGTGAGGATTAGGCTAAACATATTAAAAAGGCATTGTAAAGAGCTTACTGCCCTTGCTGATGAGCTTGAAAATAAAATAAAAGTAGGAGAGCCATTCCATATCAAGGAAACAGCTACAAAAATAATATCTTATATAAAAGGCTATTAATGGAACTTTTTAATGACCATTTCCAAAATTTCAAACGCTACAATATACCAAAAGCACAGCTCGTTATCGCGGACATTCCCTATAATTTAGGGGTAAATGCTTATGCTAGTAATTCGGCGTGGTATATTGATGGCAAGATAGCAAATGGGGCAAGTGATAAAGCTGGCAAGGCATTTTTTGATACAGATAATGATTTTAGAGTGGCTGAGTTTATGCATTTTTGCTCAAAAATGCTAATAAAAGAGCCAAAAGAAGTCGGTAAAGCCCCTTGTATGCTTGTGTTTTGCTCATTTCAGCAAATGGGACCTCTCATTGAATTAGCAAAAAGATACGGATTTATGCACTACATAAATTTAACTTTTCGGAAAAAATCAAGTGCTAGTGTGCTAAAAGCAAATATGAAAATCGTTGAAAATTGCGAATACGGGCTAATCCTTTACCGCGACAAATTACCTAAATTCAATAATGACGGACGTATGATAATGAGTTGTATTGATTGGCTTTATGATGAAAAATCAGTGCCTAAAATCCACCCTACCCAAAAGCCTATTAAGCTTTTAGAGTATTTAATACGCCTATTTACAGACCCTGGAGACGTTGTGATTGACCCGTGTGCAGGGAGTGGGAGCACATTGGTAGCAGCTGAAAATTTAGGGCGTAAATCTTATGGGTTTGAGATTAAAAAAGATTTTTATAAAAGTGCTAATAGCGTACTTTTTAAACGGGTAGAAAGGAGCTTATTTAAATGAAATTTTGTCCGAAATGCGAAACCAGAACAAATAAAGACTATACGATTTGTCCTCTTTGTGGCGTTAGATTAATAGACAAGGAAAAATCTATACAAAAAGCAAAAGAGCAATTAAAAGAAATAGACGAGCTTGAAAATGAGAAAATAAGTGCTTTTGTAGAAAGTAGCAAGATGGAAGCTACGGAATTGTCTTAAGAGTTTAAATTTAAATAAGGATAAAAGATGAGTTTAGCAGTATTTAATGAATTCAATGAACCGCCACTACTTCAAAAAGTAGGCTTAAATTTAGGCGTAAAACCAGCACCTGCTCAATTCTTAACTGTAAAAAATGCACCAGCTAAAAAGCAAGAAAACGTTTCAGCAGGTGAGAAAAAAGAGCTATCTATTTTATTCGTTGCTATGACGCTTATTAGCTATGAGAGGAGTGAGAGTAAAAAAGGTAAGACTATAAAGCTACTTGAAGAGTTTTACGCAGATACCCAAAAGCTTTTTTCAAATGACCGCTACAAAGAGCATAGACGTAGCATTTCAGCCAAAGGAATGAAAGCAGTGCATAATGGTTTTAACGCAAATATCGACGGTAAAACCATTGAAATGCGTTTTTTGATAACTTCTTTACTTTTGAATAATTTTGAAGCTCATAATAGAGCCGTGCCACTTCCAGCTTTGCTTGATGAATTTTGGCAAAAATGGAGAAAAAAAATCATCAAACTAGCAGATGCTACATATGATAGCTATGAGAAAAAAGGCTATGAAAAAGAGCTTAGTGATACTGAAAATCACGTTTTTGAAATTTTAGAACAAATCAGATAAAGGATAAAAGATGAAATACGAATATTTTGTCTCTTATGCTCACGATAATGGATTTGGAAATTCCAGTATAACATTAGAGCAAAAAATAGATGGATACGAACTGCTTTTAGAAATTGCAAAAAAGATAACAAAAGACGGCGATTTTAACAGCCAAGTAATAATACTAAACTTTATACTATTAAAGGAGAAATAATGTTTAACAAAGTTATTTTAGTCGGAAATTTAACAAGGGATATTGAGCTTAGAAGTGCTGGGGGCTTCATGATAGGAAGCACAGGTATAGCAGTTACTAGGAAGTATAAAAATGGCAACGGTGAAAACGTAGAAGATACGCTATTTATAGATATTACGTTTTTTGGTAAATTATCAGAAGTAGCAAATCAATACTTAAAAAAAGGCTCAAAACTACTTATTGAAGGTAGGTTAAAACTTGATACTTGGCAAGACCAGCAAGGCAATACTCGCTCAAAGCATAGTGTAATAGTTGAAAATATGGAAATGCTAGACAATAAAAACACCATAATAAACAATAGTGGTAATATTGCAAGTGGTAATCAAGTTATAAATACTAAACCAAATTATAATCAAACTCAAAACAACGAAAAATATGAGTACGTAAATAATGATACTATCCCATTTTAAGGACAACTAAAAAATGAAAAACTACAAAATATGTAAAAAATGCAAATACGTGGCACCTTATATTTACAATAGATGCCCAGCTTGTGGATATAGGCTCTCTATTTTGGAGATACAAAAAGAAGAGAATATAAGAGCTAAATTTTTAAGGGGCGATAAAATCGTTCATAAAGAGCTTTGTAATGGAGCACCACTTAATAAGGATAATGATTTTCTTATAATAGAAGACGTGAATTTATCCGAAAATGTATATGAAATATACAATAAAAGGCTTGATGCCTTTGAATTTTTTGATATTAAAAAGATAGATGAAAATTATGTAAATACTGATGATTGCCTTTGGTATTGGGAGTATTACGATGCTATTAGAGGTATTTTTGATATATACAGCACTAGATTAGATACGGCATCTTATAAGAATTTATATTACGATTATGATGGGGATTGGGATTTAAGCTATGAACCTATTTATCAACTAGGAGCGAGACTTCCAAAGGATTAATAAATGAGTGACTACATAAGAGACTTAAAAGAGCAAACAGCTATAAAAGAAATCGAACAATCTGCTAGTTCCTACCAAATAGGCGGTAACCATTATCAAAAAATGGCTATCCAGCCTATCGATTTCATAATAAAAAATAATCTTAATTTCCCTGAGGGTAATGTTATCAAATATTTATGCCGCTACAAGCTAAAAGGTGGCGTAGAAGACCTAAAAAAAGCAAGACACTATTTAGATTTTTTAATAGAAGCGTGTGAAAATAAAAGCTAAAAGGCGTTAAATGGAATTAGACATTTTTACCAAAGATGAAGTAATAAATTTAATAAACGAAGCAAAAAAAGATTTTCGCAGATATGTTGATAAAAAGATAACAAAAACGCAAATTGATGCCTTACCTAAACTTTTACAAACTCACGAAATGGCAAGAGTTTTAGGCATCAAAGAAAACACGCTAAGAGCAAGAGTTAAAGGATTTTACATTCAAGGTAGGCATTTTTTTAAAAAAAATGGTAGAATTTACTGGGATAAAAACGCCGTTTTAGAAAGAGTAGAAAATGAAATTTTACGATAG